GACGTACTGCTGGTGCGCTTGCTGGCACGCGGGCAGGACGTGGCGGCGGGGCTGGTGCAGCAGCCGGGCGTAAAGCCTGCGCGTGCGCCCGGAGTGTAGGCATGGGCAGAAAGTCCAAGGTCAGCAAGCTGCCGGTCGAAGTTAAAACCTACATTCAGAAGCTCTTGCGCGAGGACCGGTTGACGCTGGCCGAGATGTGGGCGGAGTTGGCCGAGCGCTTCCCCGAGCACCACGAAAAGGGCGAGCTGCCCAGCCGAGGCGGCTTGGGGCGATATCACAAGCTGTACAAGGAAGTGGCACAGAGCCAGCAGAACATCCAGACGGCGGCGCAGATGCTGGTGTCGGAACTGGGCGAGGATTTTGATGACAAGTCCGGTGCACTGCTGGCGCAGGCCGTCACCACCTTGGCGATCAACGCGGTGGACGATGCGCTGGGCAAAGGTAACGTGTCGCTCAAAGACGTGCAGGCGCTGGCGCGGGCAGCCCGCAGCGTGCATGAAAGCCGCAAGTTGAGTTTGCAGGAGCGCCAGATTGTTGCCAAAGAGGCGCGTGAAGCCTTGCTGCGCGAGCAGTCCGCGCGGCTGGATGCGGTGGTGGCTGCGGGCGGGTTCGATGAGCGCATGGTCGATTGGATGCGCAGCGACGTGCTGGGGGTCAAACCATGAAGCCACGCAGCGACACGTTGCGGGTGTTGTCGTGGGAGGAATTGCCCGCGAGCGCCCGCAACATCAACGCGCATGCGGGAACGCTTGAACGTGGCGTGTTGATGGGGCATCAGGTGGCGTGGCTAAAGCTCAAGGCGCAAATCAAGCTGGTGGAAAAAGGTCGTCGCACGGGGATTACGTTTGCCGAGGCGCTGGATTCGAGCATCACGGCGGCCAGTCGCAAGTCTGCGGGCGGCATGGACGTGTTTTACATCGGCGACACCAAAGAGAAGGGTTTGGAGTTCATCGGCTACTGCGCCCGATTCAGCCGCACGATGGCGCAAGCCCAGGCGCAGAGCAATTCCAGCATTGAAGAGTTTTTGTTTGAGGATCAGGATGCCAGCGGCAACACGCGGCAGATTACGGCGTGGCGGATTCGTTATGCGTCGGGGTTCAAGATTGTGGCGCTGTCGAGCAACCCTGCCAATATCCGGGGCTTGCAGGGCAAGGTGATTATTGACGAGGCGGCGTTTCACAAGGATGTGGGCAAAGTGCTGGATGCGGCCACGGCCTTGCTGATCTGGGGCGGTCGCATCGTCATCATCAGCACGCACAACGGCAAGGGCAATCCGTTTAACCAGATGGCGAACGACATCCGCGAGGGGCGATACGGGGATGATGCCAAGGTGATGCGCATTACCTTTGATGATGCGGTCGAGAACGGCCTGTACGAGCGGGTGTGCCTGATGCAGGGTTCTGATCCCACGCCAGAGGGCAAGGTGGCGTGGTACGGCAAGATACGCGCCGCTTACGGGCCGCGCGTGGCGCAGATGCGCGAGGAACTGGACGCGATCCCGAGGGATGGCACGGGGGTTTGCGTGCCGGGGGTGTGGGTGGAAGAGGCGATGCAGCGGGATTCAGAGACCCGCCCCGTGCTGCGGCTGTTGTTGAGTGATGATTTTGTGCAGCAGCCGGTGGCGCGGCGCGAGGGTTTTGTTGAGGATTGGATACGGCTGCACGTCGCGCCCGCGCTGGAAAAACTGGACAAAACCCAGCGTCATTATCTGGGGATGGATTATGCGCGGCATCGGGATTTTTCGGTGATATGTCCTGTGGCGGTCACGTCAAGCCGCATGCGTGAAGTGCCGTTTGTGGTGGAGATGCAGCGCGTACCGGCGCGGCAACAGCAGCAGGTGTTGAACGCCATTATCCGTGCCTTACCCAAGTTTGGCGGCGCGGCGCTGGATGCCAGCGGCAACGGCGAGACGCTGGCCGAGGACACGGCGGACACGTTCGGGCGCAGCCGGATACATCAGGTCAAGCTGTCGCGTACGTGGTACGGGGCGTGGATGCCCAAGCTTGTGCAGCTATTCGAGGACGGCCAGATCACGATTCCGTGCGATGACAATCTGGCGCAGGACATCCGCGCGATTGAACTGGTCGATGGTATCCCGATGGTCGCCAAGGCCAGACGCCAAGACATGAAAGAACCCGAGTTGTATCGGCATGGCGACTTTGCGGGGGCTGCGGTGCTGGCGAACTACGCGGTGCTGGCGGTCTCGGGCGATGTGCCGAAAATCATGAGCCGCCCGATGCCGGGGCGTGTTGGATTGTTGCGGGGGTACGCATGAGCAAGATGCGACAAAGGTCGTTCAAGGGCAAGGTGCCGGGCAAAGGCGCAAACGACGCAACAGCAAGCGCCGCGCAGCAACAGGAAGTACAGCTTTTGCACATTGCATCGCGTCCCCGCGCGGGCGCTGGCATCCTGTCTGGCGTGCTGCCCAATCCTGATCCGATATTGAAGGCGGCGGGAAAGGATGTCGCCAGTTATCGGGATCTGCTGGCGCAGCCGCGTATCGGCGGCAACGTGCGCCGTAGAAAGGCGGCGGTACTGGGTTTGCAGCGGGCATTGGAGCAAGGCGAGGCGTCAGATGCCGTGTACACGTTTATTGAAGACTGGCTGGCGGACATTGATCTGGACAGGTTGCTGCGCGGACTGCTCGATGCGCCGCTCTTTGGCTATCAGCCTGTCGAAATTCTGTGGCAACCCGTAGGCCGGTTCTGGATACCGGCAGACGTATGCCCCAAGCCGCCCGAGTGGTTCCGCTTTGACGCGGACAGCAATCTGCGCTTCATGGCAAAGGACGCCGGGCAGCAAGGCGAATTGTGCGACCCCGTTAAATTTGTCGTGGCCAGCCACGATGCGACGTGGGTCAACCCCTACGGCCAACCGGATTTGGCGATGTGCTACTGGCCGGGCAATTTCCTCAAAAGTGGCCTCAAATTCTGGGTGCAGTTCATCGAAAAGTACGGCACGCCGTGGGTGGTGGGCAAAGTGCCGAGAGGCACCGACCATCGGGAAATCGAGGCGATGCTGGAAGCCTTGTTGCAGGTGCGGCAAGATGGCGTCATGGCGAGCAACGACGACAATCTGATCGAGATCGTCGAGGCGGGCGGCAAGTCATCCAGCAGTCAGGCTTTCAGGGAATTTTTGGAGTATTGCCGCAGCGACATCAACATTGCGCTGTTGGGGCAGGATCAGACCACCGACAAGGATACGAACCACGCGAGTGCCACGGCGGGCGCGGACGTGGCCGCGAGCATCCGCGATGGTGACAAGGGAGTTGTCCTTTCTGCCATGAACCGGATTATCCGGCTGGTGGTAGAAGCGAACTTTGGCGAGGTCGATGCGCCCACGTACAAGCTGTGGGAGCAGGAAAGTATCGACAAGACGCAGGCCGAGCGCGACCAGATACTGTCGGCGACGGGCTTGCGGTTCAAGCCTGAATACTATGCCGAGGAATACGGCATTGCGCTTGAGCATATCGATACCACGCCGCTGCCCGCGCCGTCGCCTTACAGTGCGCAGCCGCTGGCGTTTGCGGAAACCCTTGCGCTGCCCGCGCCTGCGGTTGTTCCGGTCTCCAAGCCGGATGCGGACAATGTGCTGCTGGATGCGGCGGTGCGCACATTGAAGGTGCAGTCCGAACCCTTGGTGGACGGCTGGGTGCAGCAGGTGCAAAAGCTGGTCGAAGACACGCCGGGGGATTTTGACGCCTTGCAGGATGCGCTGCTGGCGGCCTATGGCAATCTGGACGAGCGCGATTTGGTGGACGTGATGGGCAAAGCCTTTGATATTGCATCGGTGGCCGGTCGGCTGGCGGTGAAGTCCAAAGCGGCAGAGGCCGAACATGGCAACTAAGCCAGGCATTCGGGGCGCACTGAAAGCGCCCAACGCTGCGCAAGCGCGGACCATGCGCGATAAGGTCAACGTCCCGACCGAGCATTACGACGACATCACGGGCGATCAGCACGACGTGGCGTTTGTGGTGGCCGGGGCGATGAAGGCCGATTTGCTGGCGGATTTTCATGAGGCGATCAATCGGGCAACGGGCGAGGGCAAAAGCCGCCAGTGGTTCCGACAAGAATTTGAGCGCATCGCCAATAAAAACGGCTGGACGGGGTTTACGGGCGATGGCACGAAGACAGGCCGCGCGTGGCGGGCAGACCTGATTTACGAGACCAACATGCGTGCCAGCATGGAGGCGGCGCGGTGGGCAGAGTTGCACGATCCCGACATTGCCGATGCTTGCCCCTACGTGCGGTTTCGGCATCGCTCCATCATGAACGCGCGTGACGAACATAAGGCGTGGGACGGCATGGTGCTGCGCCGTGACGACCCGTGGTTTCTGGCGCATCAGACGCCGATGGGGTATCACTGCAAATGCACGTGGGAGCCGGTCTCGGACGCCGACTTGCGCCGCATGGGCAAGGCGGTGCCGGACAGGCCGCCGCCGTTCAGGACGCACAAATTCACCGACCGCGATGGTGTGGTGCATCTACTACCCGAAGGCGTGCAGCATGGGTGGAGCCGGTGGAAGCCAGGCGAGAAAAATTCCTCTCGCCCTACGCAGTTGGCGCAGGTACTGGCGCACCGTATCGGCAGACTGGATGCAACGCCAGAACCGATTGCACGAGCCAATGTGCTGTCACTGGTGCAGGCGGAGGTGTTTGCGCGGTTTTACCGGCGTGCGCTGGCGGCGGCCGAACAGCACAAGAAAACCGGCAAACGCCCCGGTAGCGAGCATGGAGAGTTTCCGGTGGCGGTGCTGCGGGGCGATGACATGAAGGCGCTGGACGCGCAATCGCCGGTGGTGTTGCTCTCGCATGAAAGTCTGGCCGAGCACCTGGTCAAGCATCCCGAGATTGGGCTGGCGGATTACCGCAAGATTCAGCGGCTGCTGGATAATGCAAGCAGCGTGTGGCGAACCAACGGCGAAGGTGAACGATTGCTGTACGTCACGATAGACGGGGTGAAGTACCTGGCGGCTTTGAAACGCACACGTGACGGCAAGAAAAATTACTTTCTGTCGCTGTACCTTGATAAGAGAAAAGGCGAGCCGCCCAATGCGGTACGGATTCGTTGAGTGGGGGTGGGAAGTGATGCCAGCGAGTGGGAGACACCCACCCTTGCCCTCATCAACACCCTGATGCTCTGGCGCTCAAGGCACGCTGGCACTCGTAGCGGGTGAAGGGGTCGGCAGCCGAGCCGAGGCTGACATCGGTTCACATTATAAGGCGGAAACCATGATTACCATTGATTTGCAGGATGCGGACATTACGCACGCGCTGGGCGAACTGGAAAAGGCCACCACGGATTTAACGCCGACGTTGAAACTAATAGGCCGCAAGCTGGTCGAGAGCACCGAGCAACGCTTCATCGACCGGCGTGACCCGGACGGCACGCTGTGGCTGGGCAATTCAGACCTGACGATTGCCCGCAAGGGCTTTGATCATCCGCTGGTCGGTGGCAAGCAAGACGGCGATTCAGGCCGTCGCACACAGATGTTGCAGCACATGAACCACGCGCAGGTTCAGGACAACGTGCTGCTGGTGGGCAACACGATGGAGTATTCGGCCATGCAGCAGTTTGGCGGGTCGAAGGCAGACTTCCCGCACCTGTGGGGAGACATACCGGCGCGTCCGTTTATCGGGCTGTCGGATGCTGACCGCGAGATGGTGGTCGAGCAGATTACCGATGCCGTGGAGCGTGCGGTTGCCAAACGCGGCAGCAAAAAATAGCCGCCCCTTCAAAATCGCCGCTGTGGCGCGTTTTGTGCGTGAACCCTGCCTTGGGTACCTGTTTTTGTTTAGAGCGCGTTTATAAACGTTTATGAACGCCTTTTTGGGGCATTCTGAAAGGCGGGTCTGCCCTGCGATTGCCAGCGCTGCCCATTTTCCGCCCGGATGGCGATCCGACCATATCGAGGACATCCTCAATATGGTCGTCTTTTTTCTGCCGCATCAAATAATTTCTTAAACGGCTTTAAGAGACGTATCGTTTCCCGCCCGCCATCATGCGGGGCATGAAGAACGTACATATCTTTCGCCCCGGACGGCACCGCGCGGTAGACGGTCAAACGCTGGAATTCAGCGAATCCGACCTGGACGCCATCGTCGCCGCCTACGACCCGAAGCTGCATCATGCGCCGGTGGTCATCGGACACCCTGCGATGGACGCGCCCGCGTATGGCTGGGTGAAGTCGATCCGGCGCGTGGCCGACGGCATCGAGGCCGAGTTCTCGCGCATCAATCCGGCCTTTGCCGAAGGCGTGCAGACGGGTGCCTATCAAAAATTCAGCGCATGTTTTTACGCGCCCGGTGCGCCGAACAACCCGGTGCCGGACGTGTATTACCTGCGTCATGTGGGGATCTTGGGTGCGCAGCCGCCAGCGGTCAAGGGGCTGCGCAGCGTGTCATTTGCGGAAGATGAGGAAGGCATCGTGGAATTTGCGGAAAGTGATCTGGCCGAAGGCCAGGGGATGCAAGCGCAGCTCTGGCGCAACCTGCGCGAGTGGCTGATTGAACAGCACGGTGCAGAGACGGCCGACAAGCTGGTGCCGGTGTGGACGCTGGATGCGATCAATGACGCGGCACGCGAAGCGGCCAAAGATGCACCCGCCAATGATGCGGCCATTGAAGCGGTGAAAGAAGAGACCGAAGAGAAAACCGACGACGCTGCCAAGGCGGACACGGCGGCGTTTGCGGAAAAGCCCGCTGATTCGGAAGCCGCGCAGGAAGCGGCACAGCTACGCGCCGAAATCGCCCGATTGCGTGCCGAGCGCGAGGTGCAAGCGCGGCAGGCCGAGCACGCAAGCAACGTGGCGTTTGCCGAAAGTCTGGTTGCCAAGGGCATGAAGCCGGTTCATGTGGATGCGGTGGTCGCCGCGCTGGACGTGGCGACTGCGGGCAGCGTGGCCTTCGGGGAAGGCGATGAGCAGAAACCATTGGCGGACAGTTTGAAGCGCGTCTTTGAAGGCTTGGCGGGCAGCGTGAGCTTTGCCGAGCAAGCGACAGTCAAACGTGCGGCGGATACAAAACCCAATCCGCTTTTGGCCGATGCCTTGGCACGTGGAGGCCGGGCGACGTAGAAAAAACGAAAGCCCCGCGAGACTGGCATCTGGCGAGGCTTTCTGGGCACAACCTTGACACAGACAAGGAAGGCATGAATGGATTTTAGCAAGATTATTCACGAGGTGCGCATCATGGTGCAGAAATTGCCAGCCTGGCGGTTCGTGGCATTGACGCTGATTGGTTTGATTTTTGCGGTGGGCTATCTGGCGGGCAATTTGCCGTGGGACAGTTTGCTGAAGTAACCGGATTGATTTTTTGAAAAGGAGTTGCAGAGATGGCAACGAGCTATTCCCCGTCCAAAAAACTGGGCGACGTATTGCTGATTGAAGTGCATCCGGCGTGGACGAAGGGCGCGGGCGTCATTGTGGCGGGCAACCACGCTATCGGCACGGTGCTGGCGAAGGTGTCCGGCAAATACCAGCCGATTGATTTTGCGGGTTCTGGCGCGGCCAAAAAGGCGGTGGCCGTCTTGGGCTGCGCGGTCAATGCCACAGCCGATGCACAGGCCGATGTCGTGATTGAGCGCGGCGCGGTGGTGGCGGCAAACGAGCTGGTCTGGCCGGACACGGCAACGGACGTGCAAAAGGCCACGGCGATTGAAGACCTCGCGGCGCTTGGCATCGTCGCCAAAGTTCAAGTCTGAAAAAAGGAACCTCAAGATGAATCTGCAAGACCTGTTCACAGTCACGAGCTTAACCGCTGCGATCAACAAGCTGCCTGCGGTGCCGGGCAAGGTAGCGGCGCTGAATCTGTTTGACGAAAAGGGCATCACGACGACAAGCGTAGTGATTGACGAGTATCAGGGGCGCTTGAGCTTGGTGCCGAATACGGCGCGCGATGCCGATGCGCGTCCCAGCGCAGGGGGCAAGCGAATCCGGCGCGTGTTTGAGACGCTGCACCTGCCCTTGAGCCGCGCCTTGCTGCCCGGCCAGTTGCAAAACGTCTCGGCCTTTGGTGGCGAGGGTGACGCGACGACGGCACAGGCGCAGATCATCAACGACCATTTATCGGAGATGAAAAATGCTGTCGAGGCCACGCGTGAATGGCAGCGCATTGGCGCACTGCGCGGGCAGTTGCTGGATGCGGACGGCAGCGTGATTGAGGATTTGTACGCCGCCTTTGGTGTGACGCAAAAAACGGACACCATCGCCTTCAGCACCGCCGCAACCGACGTTCGCGCCGCGTGCGTGGCGGCCAAGCGGTATGCAGAGTCGAAGCTGGGCGGGATGGCCGCGAACGGGTTTACGGCGTTTTGCGGCCCGGCCTTCTTTGATGCGCTCACGGGTCACAAGTCGGTCAAAGAGGCGTTTGCCAACTGGCAGGCGTCGGCTGACCGAAATGCCGGCGACATGCGCACGGGTTTCACCTTCGGCGGCATTACCTTTATTGAGTACGACACCATCATCAGCGGCCAGCGGTTTATCCCCGAGGACGAAGCGCAGGTGTTTCCGATTGCGCCGGGCGCGTACCGGATGTTCAACGCCCCGGCCAATTACAACGAGGCGGTCAACACCCCGGGCTTGCCGTTTTACGCCAAGGCCGAGGAACGGCGTTTGGGCAAGGGCTGGGATGTGGAGGTGCAGGCCAACCCGCTGGCGCTGTGCATGGTGCCCGAAGCGCTGGTGCAGTTGAAGGCGGCGTAGACCAGACAAACGAAAACCCCGCCAGACGGCCATCGGGCGAGGTTTTCTGGATTTACCCCATAGATCGATATGGAGCAAATGTTGAAGAAGTATAGCAAAGGATTTTTCAAAATGACACGTGAAGATGGCATTGAAATCAGTGGCGAGTTTTCCCCGTTTCTGCGGGCATGCATTGGCCTGGGCATTTTGATGGTGTGCGCCTCGCCATTGTTGTACGTGATTCGTTGGTGGTAGCCCGATGCGTTACCTCACCCGCGCGGCCATTGAGGCGGCGATTCCCGCTGCCACGCTGACCTGGCTGACCAACGACGATCCGGCTGCCACAGCGCCTGACGAAGGCGTGCTGGCCACGGCAATCGCCAACGTCGAGGAACTGGCCGATGGCTATTTGCGCGGACGCTATGACAAGGGGGACGCGCCAATGTTTACGCAAGTCCCCAGCATCCTGCGCGGGCTGTTGGTGAACCTGCTGCGTCACGAACTGTACATCCGGCGACCCGAAGGCGACGTGCCAGACCCGGTGAAGGTGGCGTATGCCAATGCGGTGAAAGTGCTTGAGCAAATCCGTGACGGACGGGTGACGCTGGGGATTGCGCAAGGCGCGGACGCGGGCAAGTCTGCGCCCGCGCCAATGGAGATTCGGGTCAAGTCGCGGCCACAGCGCTTTGGTGGTGATCAATGGGAGCGGTACTGATGAACAGTATTACGCAGGAAATGCTCGACGCCGTGCTCGCGCATTTGAAGTCGAATTTTGGCAAGGCGCTGGCGGTGGAGTTCTTCCCTGACGCGCCGCAGAGTTACCGCCTGAACCATCCGGCAGGGGCGGTGCTCTTGATGTTTGCGGGCAGCCGCTTCGGGCAGTCGCAATCGCTGGATCGTATCGTGCAGCCGCGCGAAATCACGTTTGCGGTGACGCTGGTGACCAAGCGCCTGAATGGCGCAAGGGGCGCGGTGCCGGTTCTGGACGCCTTGCGCAGTGCCTTGGTCGGATTCAAACCGCCGCACTGCCAGATGGGCTTGGCGGCCAGCGGCGAATCGTTCATTGGGCAGGCGGGCGGGCTGTGGCACCACCGGCAGGAATACACGACGCAAAGCATGCAGGTAGAGGTAGTGCCTTCGGACGTGGGCTTGCCGTTGACGGACATTGGTTTTGAAGAGGACGAATCATGAGCTTACAGACGTACCGCTACAGCGGCCCGGTCTCGGGCGCGGCGATCAACCACAACGGGCGCGTGCTGGACGTGCGGCTGCATCCCAATAAAACGGTGCAACTGCCAGCCGAACACGAGTACACGCAAACGCTCGTGGGGTTGGGGTATTTGGTTCAGATAGATGCGCCCGAACCTGCGCCGCTGCCATCGACTGCGAACGGCACGGAAAAACCACGCCGCAACAAGAAAGAGGAATCGTAATGGCAGCCAATTATTTACACGGTATCGAGACCATCGAGGTCGAGCGCGGCCCGCGTGCGGTGCGGGTGGTCAAAAGCGCGGTCATCGGGCTGGTGG